ACAGGTATTAATAGTGAGAGTGAATCAACAGCAGATTCTTCACAAACTATAAGTAGTGGAGACACCCAAGAAAGTGTTGAAGGTGGAAATTAGATGAGCATGAATATGGTAGGAAGATCAACTGAATTTAGGGTAAAAGCTGGTAGCTTAATCACATTACAATTAACTATTACAGATGATGGTGGAACAGCTAAAAATCTATCAAATACTGTAACATATAATTCAGGTAAATGGAAGGTATGGAAACCTGACGGAACTCTTCTCATAAATGGTAATATTGCTTATACTACTAGATCCAGTGGACTTATCAGTTATACACTACAATCATCAGATACAGTCATAGCAAATGCTGGAAATTGGGCTGGTGAAGTTGAATTGAAAGACTCTAGTGGAGCTATTTCAGAACAAACAAAAACTTTTAACTTTGTAATTGAGGAATCATACTAATGGTAGATATAAAAATAGTTGCAAGTGGATCATGTGCAGAATGTGGTCACTCTCAAAAAGATCATGAGGGTAATACAATCTGTGATGCAGAAGGTTGCGATTGTACAAACATTGGAAGTTATTAGATAGATTTATATAACACAATTAGCACACAAGAATGTGTTAAAACTAGATGATATTAACGAGAAAGTTTATTTCGAGTTTAGAAGATCACAGATGGAAGCATTAAAAACTGAAAGATTAGGTCAAATTCATGTTTCAGATATAATTAAACCATGTATGCGTAATGTAATCTATAAGAAGGTATTACCTGAACAAAGTGCTTCAACAGAAGATGTAAAATCATTATATTTTGGTCAAATAGTCCATGCTCATTCACAGATAGCAAAAGAAGAACACCATGAAAAATTCCTTGCATATGATTATGTAACTGATTCACCATTAACATATGAAGAAGCTAAACAAATTCCTATGGATGACCCAAGACAACTTGATATAATCTATGGTAGTATTGATGACTTGTTAAAAGTTGGAGATAAATGGGTCATATGTGATAAAAAGACAACAGGTTCTATTGACTATTTTAGTAGAGCTACAGCAAAAGTCAGTGAATCACATAGAGATCAAATAAATAGGTATAGAGTATTATTAAAGAAATGTTATGATATTGATGCAGATTTTGGTTGTGTAGTTTACATTTCAAATAGTATTGAAAAGGATAAAAGAGATAAACCAGTAGTTATGTCATTTAAACTAAGACCAGTGGAAGAGACATTGGTCGATATGATTGAAAAAGCAAACATCATTAAACAATCATTAACTGGAGAGATTTTACCTGAAAGAACAAAATGTTTTCTTTGTGATGGTATGTGTCCATATGCAACAATGTGTTTTTCTGACAATAGAGAAAAATGGACAGAGTAAAATATGTTTCACCTGAATGTGTTAAACATGATCATTATGATTGCCCAGTAACTAGATTAAACATAAAATGTGAATGTCTATGTCACAAACTTGTCGGAGAATAACAAACTTTAAAAGCGAGAAATTAATTGTTATATAATGGATAAAGACGGAGATTTATTCAAAATAAAGCCTATTGGAGGTAAAAATATAGTTTCTGAGGATAGACGTAAATTAATAAGTCCATTCAACTCAGCCAAGCATTTCAAGGCAGCAAATTTACCAGCTTTATGTGATCAATGTGTTTATAGATCAATAGCAGATGGTGGAAATGGAAAATGTCCAAAATATGAAGCTGGCGCAGCCTGTGCAATTAGAGATGATTTTGTAAAATTCATAAATGAACTAGATACTAGAAACCCAGAAGATTTAAAGGAAATGCTTGATATGATAGCAAAACTATCATTTGAAAATGTTCTTATGGCATTAACTCAATCTAAACTTGATGGTAATATACCTGATAGAAATACTAAATCAGAAATAAGCACTCTTCTAAACATAGTAAAGGCTATTAACGAATTGAGTGGAAAAGTTACTGTGACCGAACAAAAAGAGTTCACGAAAGAAGGTGATATTGCTAATATATTTAGACAGATAAAAGCACAAAAATCAGGTGATCCAGATGTTTGATTGGTTTAGAAGGGAAAAATTTGTATTACCACCTGAGGAATATCAAATAAAACTAGTAAAAGATATTGAAAAAAAATTAAAAAATTCCAAAGGATCAGAGAAAACAAAATTAACGTATATGTTGGCAAACCAATTAATGATACTTAATCAAATATTAAATAAAAAGAAACCAAAGAAGCCTATTAAAATGAATAGTAAAGGTAAATGGGTGTGGGTGGAAGATGGTTCTTAAAGGTTGTTTGGCGTGTGAAAGCAAACATGAAGATGAATGGTTTGTTGATTGTAATTGTATGTGCCATGATTACTATAAAAAAATAAAAAAATTAATGGAGATTGAAGAGAATGGTTAGACCGACAACAGAAGAAATAACAGAAAGAAAAGACCTTTTACAAGCATTAACAGATTGTGCTAAATCACCTAGTAAATTTAGTGAAATGTTTCTTAATCATAAAGTGTTTGATTATAATAAAAGGTATGTTGATTGTGATGATCGGTTTATAGTGTATAGAAGTGGTCGTCAGGTAGGTAAAACCATGTCAACAGCCGTAAAAGCTGTCCATTTTGCGTTTTTTGCTCCAGTAATGTTGAAAACAATCACTACTGATTGCACAATAGTAATCGCAGCACCAACTCAAAATCAGGCTACAATCATGTTTGATAGAGTTAGAAGTCTAATAATTAATAATGAGTTTTTGAAAGGATATATTGTAAGAAACACTCAATCAGAAATGTGGGTTAAGTTTCTTGATAATAAAGGAATGAGTAAGATTATCACAAGAGCAACAGGTGAAACAGGTACCACATTGAGAGGTTATTCACCACACGTAATTATAGCTGACGAATGTTCTTTCATTAAAACATCAATTTTAAGAGCATTTCTACCATCAGGTATGGCTACACAAGCTAGGGTGTGGTTAACATCTACGCCTTTCAGTAAGTCAGGTTATTTCTATGAAGCGTGTATGAATTCCAAACCCAAGAACCCTGAAGGAATGTGGACAGAATTTCATGTAAAGTCACTTGAAAACCCACTTATTCAAGAAGATCCAACATTTATTGAGGAAATTAAAAGATTAACTAAAGAAGAATATGTGCAAGAAGTTGAGGGTGAGTTTCTTGATATTGGTAACGCATTAATACCAAATTCGCTTATTATGGATTCAATATCTGACAGAATACCAAAAGGTAGAGTTAGATACTATATGGGGGTTGACGTTGCAAGAAGTGGTCAAGATGAAACAGTTTACACAGTATGTGGGGTTGATGAAGAAGAAAATGTGTATGTTACACACGTAGAAGCAGAAGCTCAGTCAAACGTAGTAGATGTTTGTGGTCGAATAGGGGGGCTAGTGGCTTCATATAGAATAGAAACAGTGTATATAGACGAAACAGGTTTGGGTGGTGGACTTGTAGATTTGGGTAGAGAACAAGGATTACCTATAAGAGGAATTGTATTTTCTCTACAAGAAAAGGCTAAATTATATAGAAATTTAAGATTGTTATTTGAAAATAAAAGAATAAAAATGAAAGATATAAACAAACTAGTATATCAATTATCATATTTACGAAGAGAATATACAGAAACAGGTATCATGAAAATACGTTCTGATGAACACGATGACTACCCTGATAGTCTTGTATTGGCTTGTAGAGCTGTTGAAGGTGGTGATGGTTGGCACTTACTAGATATGACAGAGGGTTTAAAGAAAGCATTATTTGGCTAAAATCTTTATATAATATAATAAACCTTTTAAAGTATGGGCAAATACGAGCCAAAAGATTGGAAATCCATTGAAAGTGGTAAAAAACCACTAACAGGTAATGTTACTGATAGAGTTGTAGAAGATTATATGGCACACCATGGTAAAACAAAATCACCAAAAATCAGTGGTAGAGTGTTTACTTCACCAAGAAAAAGAATGGGTGGAAGTGTTCCAAAGAAACGTGGAGGTTCAAAACCAACACTTGATGATATGAAAAGAGATCACGCAGATGCTGTTAGAAATTATGGTAAAACAGGTGCAAAGGTACCAAAAGCAAGAAAAGCTACTGCAATAAGAGAAGCCACCACTAACGCAGCCGAAGATTATGTTAATAGTTTAGACTTAGATAGATTGACTAAAACTGAAGAGAAAGAACAGGCTATGGATCAAGAAGAAGATTTGGAAGAATTAACTGATGGTGAATTGGAAGAAATTGAGAAGAGATTTGAAGGTATAAAACGAAAACTTAGAGGTGTAAAAACTAGAATAAATGATGTTTATGAAAAAGACCACCCACTAGAGACACCAAAATTAACAGAAGGTGGAGCAGAAATCTTAGCTGAAGCTGAAGCAAAGGTAGATGATAAGAAAAGACTAGAATCAAGAGAACAACAATCAATGTATAAATCAAATAAAGTACCAAAGAAAATTAGACCTGAATCACCAAATAAAGAAAATAACTATCAAACACAATTAGACAAGCCTATACAATGGAAGGCATTAAAAGATAAAGTCCAAGTAAAGAAAACATGGGAAATATGGCTTGAAAATAAAGCAGATACACAAACTAGAAGATCACAAAACCCAAGAACATCAGTTGATGGGGAAAGTGTTGATAACACTCATGCAGGTAAAACCGAATTACCTGATACATTTGGAAATCTTGCATATGGTTCATATAAACGTGATAGCCCAACAGATACAGATAAACGAATAAGATTAAGATTAGAACCACATAGACCAAAGATAGGAAGACCTAAAGGTGACAGAGGTGTTGAGAATAAATTAACTAGAGATCAAGCAAAAATACAGTCAGATTCACTAGTTCACCAAATGTTTCATGACACAGAGGGGTTTAAAAAGAGAGTAGGGCTTCCAACAGGTCAAAAGCCTGAACCTGATGTTGAGAAGAAACCACAAAGTAAAGAACCACCAAGAGAAGAAGCTGAATGGGCAAAAAGATCAAGAGCTGGTGGTGGAAAACCTCGATTAAGAGGTAAGGCAGAAAAATATGTGGAAAGTGAAGAAGATAAGATAAATGCAACAAAATTAAATGAAAAGAGGGCTATAAGAGAAGGTAAAGTTAAACCACCTACACCAAAACACCTTGTTAAACCAACTTGGAAAGCATGGTTAGAGAAAGATCAAGGACAAGGTGATGCTAGATATGCAAATCCACATGAAACAGGCATGGAAGATCCACGTAAATTACAAGTGACTAGAGATGATTTTGATATGGAAGATGAAAAAGACGAAGATAATAAACCTTATAAAGAAAGAGATCATAAAAGTGAATAGGTATGAACGATTTAAACAAGATCACAAATACGAGAGTTGGAGACAATATCCATTATTATATAAATGGTAAGGAAGATCGTGGTGTAGTTGTTAAAATGAACAACGCATATGTCACTGTTGTAAAAACAGATGGAAATTTACACGAAATTCATATAAACGATACATTCTTTGTTAAAGATATTTTAACAAATAAAACATGGAATATGATGAATATGGAAGAAAGAACTGATGAGTTGATGAAAGCTCATGCTTTTAGCCCTAGATTTTTATCAAAAACTTGGGAAGATTTACCACAAGAACTTAAAGATGTTCTCCAAAAAACAAATATTGAAGAATCAACACATGGTCAACTTGGTGGTAATAGAGCTGGTATATCAACAGCCACAGATGTAAAAACACCTGAAGACTATAAAGGTGAATCATCGGAAGATAAGAAAGAAGAGTTCAAACATGAAAAAGAAAAACCAACCGTAGATAAAAACAACGGTATGGAAGAAGATCATAAAAAAAAAGATGAAATAGATGCCATGCAAGAAGATTGGCGTAAAACAGGTGGCGAATCTGACAAACAGAAAAATTTTTTAAATAAATCAGAACCATTATGGAAAACATGGTTAGATAAAAATGTACCAAATA